TAAGGACCGCCATGATCCAGTCGGACGCGGGGGCGTACGGGATCGCGACGACCCCGAATCCCTTCGCTTCCACCACGACCGGATCACGGCGGAAGGGGTTGACCTCAGGCATCGACCTTGAGGGACGCTCCGGCCAGTGCGGCATCCGCCGAGAACGGGTCTGCTGCCGCTTCGGACTTGGCCTTGTGGTACGCGGCGGTGGCCTGAGCGATCCCGGTGAGGATTGTCATCAGCTGGTCCTCGTCCAGGTCGGTCAGATCGTCGATCAGCAGCCCGAACTCTTTCTGGCCCAGCAGCTTGAGGAGGAGACGGTTCAGCTTGTCGCTGATCAGCGTCTCGTCGTCCAGCAGCTTGATCATGTTCAGGGCCGAAACCTGGTTGCTGTTCATCGGAGATGTGCGGACGGTGCGCCCGTTGTGCTCGAACTTGAGGACTGTCTTGGTGTCTGCCATACACCTGAGTCTAGTCGGGTCGGAAGCTATATCCGCGTGCGGCAGCCACCTGGCGCAAAGCGTCATCAAGGAAGGGTCGCGCGCGCGTGCCCGGGTGGTGCACAACCTTGGCGTACACGATGCGTCCGCCGATGCGGAAGCGGAGCGCCTGCGCGTTCTTCGGCCGGATGATGTGCGGGCGCGTTCCGTCATGAACCATCACGGCGTAGCTGAGGTCGGAGCCGACCGTGTAGATCGACCGGAACGCCAGGTTGCGCCGCGACTCAATGCGGATGCTAGCCCTCAAACGCCCCGTATCCACCGGCGCCAAAACCTTCGCCCGGTTCATCACCTGACGGGCTGCTGTCTCCAGCTCGGATCGTCTTGCGCCGCGCAGCTGACGGTTCAGCTGTGCCCTGTCGAGCCTTACCCGTGCCACGGCGCTCCCTCTTCGGCAGGTCGGACTTGGCCACGCGCACCAGACCCTTGGCCTCCCAGCCCTTGACCTGCGCGTCGTACTCGACGTCGGCCGTGTCCTTGGCGTACATCCCGTTGAACGGGATCAGAACGGTCATCCGTACCTTCATGCGCTGCCACATCCACAGTCGTAGTCCAGTGTCACCAGCAGTGTGCCCGAGATGCACAGGCCGTCAGGACCCCGGGGCTCGTACTCGCCGACCGTGATGGACTGCGGGGCAAACGGGAGATCTTCGATCGCTTCCCGGAAGCAGCACAGCGCCTGCTCCATCGCGTGGTGGTCGGCGTCCATCTTCAGCGCCGCCTCAGTCCACTGAGCGCACGTCGGCGGAGCCTGTGTGGTGCCGAACGGGATGCAGCGTGCGGTGCCAAGCTCCAGCTCAAGGCGGCGCGCCGTGTTCGCGCACACCCCGTTGTTCGTCGGGTCGTCCGCCTCCAGCAGCCCGGACACCCCCGCAACGCGGGTCCACGCCAGCCCGGTGCAGCATTCGTCCGTCTGTGTGCCCAGCGACGGCCTGACTTCCTCTCCGAAGCGCAAACAGACGTGCTCCGGGGCAATCGGGTTGGGGCCTGCGTCCAGAGCCTCACCAAGGCACTGGAGCAGGATCTGCGCGTACTCGATGGGGCGCGTCACAGCGTGACCCTCCGGGGATTACGGATGTCGGGGGACAGCACGCGGGGGCGCTGGCGCAGCTTGGCCGGGTTGACCGCACGGAGGAACAGGTCCACGTTCGGCAGGCCGGTCAGCCCCGCATCGAGGAGCAGCTGAGGATCGGCCACCTGGATCTCAACACCGTTGCGGGACATGGACACGAGCTGCTCCGGCAGGCTGCACCCGTCGGCCCCGGAGCACGCCTTGGCAAACTCACAGGCGAGCTCGCCCGCCGCGATGGAACCGATCATCGGGAGCACCGCGCCGGGGCGCAGCGTGACCGACCAGGTGCCTACCTCTGTGTCGGCAAGGTCCAGGTTCTGGCATTCGGGGAAGCACTCACTATCGATGCGCACGATGATGTTGCCGTTGTCGAGGCGGTACGCCGAGGAGTCGAGCTCTAGGCCGTCCACCATGATCTCGTCGATCGCGGCGACAGGCCACGGCATGCGGGCTTCGCACGTTGCCCGGCACCTGCATGCGCCTGCGCACCCGCAGTTGCGCCACACGCCGCCTGAGCCGATGTACGGGGTCATCCACGGTGTGCCGACGCCCGCCGCTCCAGGAGAGTCGACGGGGTAGGTCATGTAGCCCCCGCCTCCCTGGCACCGCCAGCCGCAGGGGCGCAGCTTTACAGGGCACTGGCCGAACTGGTACCCGGTCAGGGGGTCCAGGATGCCCATGGCCCACGCGGTGGCCGTCGCCTGAACCTCCGCGCTGTAGTCGCCCCATCCGCTGCAGCACGTGGTGTCAATGGTCCAATCGCATGCGGCCAAGGTGTCCGTCCCTTCGGTGCGGGTGTGACTCCCAGCCTACGGGGCCTACGCGTCGCGGATGGCTGCGGCCAGGGTCGCGTTCAGCCACACAGTCCCGTCCGCGCACACGCGCGTGTACGTGGGGCCGCCTTGGGGCACGGCTCGGTCGAAGAAGTCGGGGTCCACGCCATCAAGGGTGGCCCAGTCAGCAACGGTCATCCATACGCAGTCGAGCATGGCTCGTCCTCCCGTGGCTGGGCCCCGTCACCCAGCAGGATGCAAGGGTGACGGGGCCGAGTGACTCCATGCTACGTGCTACGCGGGCGGCAGCACAGTCGCGCCACACGACGCGGTGGGAATCGGTGCGCTGGTCGTCTCGAAGTGTGCGTGCTGCGTCGGGCTGATCGCAGTCAGCAGCGGCTCCAGCGTGGCAGGCACGGTGGCGTCGCGGCGGACGTCGTACGGGCCGACACCCCATCCGGAGCCGCTGGACGTACGGCCGGTCAGCGTGATGGTCAGGGCACCGTTCTGGATGACCCACTCGCCCCACTGGGCCTGCACGACGTAGGGGAACAGCCAGTAGCCGAACGCTTCGGTCTCGCTCTCACCACAGGCCTGGCCCGGCTTGCCGGACCAGAGTTCCAGGGCGAAGTTCGCCGAGCCGGTGACTGCCTGGTCGATGCGGAAACCGACCGTGTTGGGGGTCGGAGTGGCATCGTCGACCACAAGCGGGTCGCCTGTGATGATGTTGATGGCGTCGGGGTCGATGAGGCAGAACACCATGGCCAGGGTGAGCCAGCGGAGGGCCGGGTCGCTCTGGTCGTCGATGCAGGTGTCGCCATTGGCGTCGGTCTGCGTGATGTCTTCCACGTCCGTGTACACGGGCGTGACGGTGACGGACACGTAACCCTTGGTTACGACGGTAGATGCGGGCCCCTCGACAGGGACGCCACACTCGTCCAGCCGGGTGAGACGCATGGCGCGCCCACGGGCCAGGGAGGAACACACAGTAGCCATCTAGCTACTCTCCTTCTTCGCACGGCCGCGAGGGGCCTTGGGCTTGGTCTCTTCCACAGGCGCAGGTGCCCCGTACAGGGCCGCCAGCGCGTCCGGCACCAGGAACTCCGCACCACCGCGCTGGCTGCGCACCTGGGACGGATCGTCCGCCAGCGCCAGCAGCGCACGCGCCGTACCGGCCACGTCACCCGGGGCCGGGATCACTACGCTCCATCCCTCGGTCATTACGGCACCGCCGGAGTGGCAGCGACCGCAGGAGCAGCAACCGGGACCTGAACCGCAAAGACCTCGGGGCAGGACCACGCGGCTGCGTAGACGCGCTCCGAGATCACGTCCCACTGGTTCAGTGCACGGTCCATGACACGGCGCGGGTCGGGCTGGGGCAGCTGGGCATCGGTCGAGCGCCACACGGTCGTGTAGCCCGTCATGAAGGCCCACACGAACCCAGCAGCGGGAGCAGCCTCGGCAGGGCCGATGATGCCGTACCCGGCACCCAGGGACACGGCGCTGCCGATCGGCGTGCGCAGCACCCCCGTGCGCGGCTGGAGCATCCCGGCGAACTGAAGCGCACCCTCAGCCTGTGTGTTGATGTGGATCGTGCCGACGTACCCGTTGACCTGGTAGAAGGCATTCTCCAGTGCGCTGATTGCTGCGCCTGCACCTGGTGCGATCGGAGTGACCGTCGTCGTGCCGACGTTGTTGACCAGGTTCAGCACCCCGAGCTGGGCCGGGTCGCCGCTCCACAGCATTGCTTCGACGTCGTGCTGTTCGGCGGAGTCCAGACGCAGGCGCGCCGCCGCACGGATGTCCTCGGCCGTACGGCCGACCGTGCCACAGCGGATCCGGGTCTCAAGCCAGAACGGGTCCGTGCCGACCAGGTCGGTGCCTTCGTCGAACGGCTTTTCGGGGTTGACTCCGCATTCCGGGTTGTAGACGTTGGCGAAGTTGCCGCAGTCGTCCGCGTAGAACTGGAGGCCCGCAGCAATGACGCGGTTCGGCATCTCCTGGAGCGTCGCCGCGTCGAACAGGCCGTAGCGGCGGGGCTGCCTCGGAGGCGGGTCAATCAGCTGACGGTTGGTGATGATTGTTGCCATTGCCGCCTCAGTCCTGATCCACAATGAACGGCGCCGACCAGGGGATGACCTGAACGACCCCGAGGACCGGGCTGGTCGGGCCTGTGGGCACGAAATCGAACTCGACTTCGTAGTAGGCGTCAGTGATGTTGGTGACCGTGACGTCTGTTGCGACACCGTTGATCAACGGTTCAGGGGCCGATGTGCTCGGAACCTGAGTCGTGAACTGGTGAAGCTTCGAACCGATACGAAGATGCTGCACGTCCATCCCTCCTTCTGGGGGAGGCGCGCCGCCGCATGGACAACAGCGGCGCGCCCGGCAGGGTGGATCAGGTGGCGCAGTCGATGTTCGCGGCACCGGTCACACCGGCGACACAGCCAGCCACGGTGTAGAGGCGCTGTCCGGGGCACGGGTAGATGGGCGCGAAGCCCTCCTCCGCGAACAGGGACGTGAACTCGTTGGTCGCCAGGGACGCGGCGTCGTAGACGTTGGTCAGCGTGACCACATCCTGACGAGCGACAGCGATGGAGCCCGCCGGGTAGGCCAGGAAGTTGACCGTGGACGGCAGGGCCGTCATGAACGGGGTCGCAGCGTCACCGCCCGGGAACGCCGGGTCGAGCGCGCCGCCTGTGATCAGACCATCCTGCCAGCCGCGCACGAACTGGACGCGGACACCCCGGACGCTGAAGAGCGAAGCGATCTCGCTGTCCGTAACCGAGAGCAGGTTGACGCCGTTGCGGCGCGAAAGGTCCGCACGGATCTGGGCCAGCACCCAGTGCGGAAGGATGACCTCGATGGTGCTGCTCCAGGAGAGCATGAAGCGGTACATCAGGTCTTCACGCGCCAGCTCCACGCCCGCCAGGAGGGCGGAGGTGAAGCTGTCCTGCGTCAGCGCGGTGGGGTCGACGTCTGTCAGAACGGTGGCCGCGCCCGCGCGGGCGAGGATGTTGGCCAGGATGATGCGGTTCATCTCCTGCTCGTGAGCAGCGAGCAGACCATCCTGCCAGGCATTGACGACCTCGGGGTACCCGGCGGCCTGGAGGAAGCTCACGCGGATACACAGCGCCATGACGTCAAGGCGCCGGTCCTCGAAGGTGGGGCAGGGGATCTCGGAGCACGTCTTGATCGTGTCCGCAATGACCTGAGCCTCAGTGAGGAAGTTCGAGCCTCCGCCGACAGCGACCGCGTTGGCGTAGATCTCCGGGAACGTCGGGTCGTCGGTGTAGTTGATGCCACCACGGGTGACGGTGACGGTCGGGAGGTCCAGGAGGCCGACCCCGGCGGACCAGTTGCGGCACAGGTCGTAGTCGTTCTGGGACGGGGCGCACCATCCGGCGGCAGCGGTGAGGCTGACACCCTGGTCGATGTTGTGCTGCCACTGCTTGGCGAGGGATCCGCCGTGCAGCCGGTTCTCATCGCGGGCGTGGCGCAGCACGCGCATGGTCTGGTCGCCATCGCGGTCGTTGTCGATGGTGAACTCAGCGCCACGGTTGCGCTTGAACTGGACGATGGGCTGCCGGGTGCCTGCGCCGCCCTGCCGTCCGAACTGCTGAGCGTTCTTGATGAAGGCCCTGGAGATCTCCAGGGTGCCCGAGTACTCCTCGCCGGACTGCTTGTCGACGAGACCGGCAGCGGACGGGGAGACGTGGGCGGTGACGATGCTGCCGAACTCTCCGGCCTTGCGCACGGTGGTGGGGACCACGGGCGCCTGTGAGGCGAGCTCGGAGACGCTGGGGACCGGAGAGACCGGGGCGGCCTGTACGGGCGCGACAGGGGCCTTCACGGGCTCTACAGCGGCAACGGGGGCTGCCAGCTCGGGGAGCGAGGAGAACGAGTCACGCTTGGCGGCGAAGGCGTCGGCCTTCTCCTTGCGAGCGGTGATCTCCGCCGCGTACTCGCCAACCTGAGTGGCGAGGGTGTCGAACTCGCCGACCTCCTCGGCACTGAACGACGCGGCCTCCTTCGCAGCGAGCTCCTGGCCCCGGGTGCGGGCTGCGGAGTATGCGGCGTGGAGTGCGGCGTCATCGAGCGCGGACAGATCCTGCGGCTCGGGGGTGGTGATCTCGTCAGACATGCGTTGCCTCCTGCGGGCAGCGATCGGAAGGTGGACTTCACTTCGCGTCGTAGGCCCGCAGCCATCCCGACAGGCTCCACACTACGCCACCGGGCCCAGGGAAATCACTACAGGTAGTGACGGAGTGGGGAGTGTGGAAGTGTGGGCTGGCGCCTACTCCCCCCATGTCATTCACTATCAACTACAAATGATCTATAAAAATGAAAGTTTCATCCAATGCCATGGCACTGAAGGAGCAAAAGCACACTCTCAACACTCTCACTCTTTTTGGGGTCAAGATGTCCGTGTCTGTAGGGGTGTGGGTAGGTGTTGCTACGGTGTGGGTTTGGTTATCCCTTCCGTCCGTTGCGTAGAGGCTCGCCCCTTTACACCCCTCGATGTTCCGAAGTGTCCGTTTACGCTAGCTACACAGCGTGACTACATGCAGAAGCCCCGGCCCCTCCGTCAGGAGCAGCCGGGGCCAGATGGGCTAGACCGTCTTGGCCACCGCGCGGAACGTCACACGCTGACCCTTGACCGCCTCCGGGTTGTGCGCCACCCAGATACGGCCCTCGCCCATGCTGGCGAACCGGGTCGGCTGGTCCACCCCGTTCAGCGCCACCACGTACTCCGTGTTCGCACGCGCCTTGCCCCCGCAGGATCCACACGCCATGTCACGCCACCTTCCTCGTCCACTCGTCCCTGGCCCATCGTGCGCGCGCTGCCGTCACCGACGCCACAGCCACAGCAGGCGGTGCAGCACCTTCAGCCAGTTGAACTGGCTGCTCATGTCCATCGCTACCTGAACGAACCGCATCGACGTCCCCTCTCGTTGCCGTGATCCCGAAGGATCCGATCAGAGCCTGCTGCGCCCCGCTGGCGAAGCTGACCCGTGCGCGCGCCACCGGGAAGCCCGGGGCGTTCACGCTGCACACCGCAATCATCTCAAGGGATCCGCCGACGCGCCGCCAGTCGCCGGACACAGGGGAGGACATGAACTGCTCCACCCTCACCGGGTCCGCACCGGGCAGCATCCACCCCGCCACCCAGATGCCGAACTCGTCCTCTCCCGCAGTCACCCGGGCCACTGCTGCACTCAGGTCGTCGTAGTGCTGCTGCGCAGCCCTGAAGGCCATCTGAGGGTCCGCGTGGCGCGGTCCGGTCACCAGGGACCCGACAGGTACCTCCACGCCCTCAGCGGTCCGCTGAGCGCCGACAGTGAAGTGGGAGTAGCCCGACAGGCTGGAAGGCGCAGTCACGCAGCCCGGCAGCCCCACGTGGCACTGGCCCCACGGCGCGATGTGCCCGAACACCCTGCCGTCAGGAGTGACCGTCAGCGGCGTCACACGGTCCACGTCCGGCCGCTTGAACCAGTCGGCAGGAGGCAGGACCTCGGCAGCCTGCATGCGTTCACGCGTCTGCGTAGCGAACGTCATCAGCTCCGCCGCGTAGCTTGGGGCATCCATCGGGTAGTCCACCGTGTCCTCCGCAGGCGCAGGATCCAGGGAGATGGACACCCCGGCGAACGCAGGGATCGCAACCAGCGTTGCCCCGGCCACGCGCCATCGCGTGATGACCAGGTTGTCGGCGTCGTCCATGACGTACTCGATGTCGTCCAGGTCCACGGAAGGGCCTACGACGCCTGCCTCGATGGACTCCATGGCCGACCACCCGGACTCCTCCAGGAGGCTGCCCGTGGCCGTCACCATGCCGTTGGCGAACGTCATCGTCTCGATGCGCCCGATGACGACGCTACCGCCGTGCCCGTCATCCGTCTCCCGCTGGTACAAGAGCGGCAGGGGCAGATCCCTGGACGTCCCCGAGCCCTCGACCAGGATGCGTCCGTCACCGGTCGGCACGCCTGTCCGTGCCAGTACTGCGCTCCACCTACGAGCCATCGTTGCCCTCCTTGGTCAGCTCGAACGCAACGAGGCGCCCGTCGTTGTCCCTGTGGTCATTGAAGCCCGCAGGGCAGCCGCAGTGCGGCGGGAAGTGCGGCGGGTTGGTGCAGTTGTGGGTCATCACGTCGTCCCTCGGTAGCCTCGGTTGGTCCAGTCGATCGTCTCACCCAGCACGATCGGGAGCAGCGTGCAGCGACAGTTGATGACCTCGTCCGCCGGGCCCGTCGGATCGCCGGGGAAGAGCAGCTTGGCTCCGCCGACGATGAACGGTTCGGTCATCAGCGTGCGCTGCATATCGGCGGCCCTGTGGGTCGGCCGCGTCCTCGGGTCATCGGTGCTGAGCCACTGCTTGAAGGGCGCCACATCGCCCCGCGCTTCGGCTTCCAGAACGGCCGAACGGAACGCGCCAGCGTTCACTGCCCCCATCGTTTCGGTCCGGGCCACGACGCGAGCACGATTTGGCCACCGTTGGCTACCCGTAACACTGAGTACCTGATTGATGCTCTGAGTCACCGTAGGGATGTCCAAACCGTCACGAATGCCGCGTTCTACCTCCTGGACGATCAAGGCATAGACCTCATCGGGCAGACGCACCAGCCGGTTGCCCGCGCCGTTGAGGTACTCGGCGGTCCAGGGGTCGAGCACAGGATCGCTGCGCCCGGTGATCCTGCGGAACACACCGTCGAACGTCTGGCGGATCGTCGGCACAACCCGCTGGTTCACCTCCTCGGTCCAGAACTGCTGATGGTCACTGACCCGCCCGGGGTCGATGTCCCCGCCACCGGTCACCGATCCGCGCACCCGGTCCAGGAAGCGGGTTGCCGAGCGGAACCAGGCTGAGCCCGTCCGGCGCTCACCGTCTGTGATGACGGCAAGCGCCCGGAGCCTGGCCGGAAGCATGTCGTCCGGCGGGGGCGTGCTCACTTGAGTACCTGGATCAGGTCGTCACGGTTGTGGGGTGCTTTGGCGCACAGCAGCATCCCCACATAGGTGAGCAATGTGGTCCGGAACTTCTGCGGGTCCCTCCCGAACGCCCCTGACACCCTGTCTGCGAACTCGAACGAGCCTTCCATGAGGCGCCCCAGCTGCGCGCTGTCCACCTGGATCACCGTGTGCAGCTCATGCTTGGGCGTGTTGGCGAACTGTCCCCGGTGCTCCCGGGTGAGCAGACGGCCTCCGGCCCGGCTGAGCGCATCGAACACGATCAGCTCGGCTGCGGCCACCAGACCGTCTGGCACGTCGTTGCTGTCCGCAGGTGCGGCAGGGAGTTCCCGGTTGGCCGCGTCGTTGGCAGTCTGCTCCGACTGGCTGACCTCCCCTGCCGGTACGACGTCGCCAGGGGCCACGCCGACTGCGGCGGGCGCGATCTCCGGCAGGTTGAGCAGTTCGGCCACTGTGGGGTCTCCCAGCAGCGTTGGTGCGCCGACCACAACGGACTCGATGAACCGGCGCGATACCTCGTCCTCGACCGGGATGGCGTCGTCGGGGATGCCCGAGGCCTGGCGCCGGTAGTCATCGCTGATGAGGCGGCGTTCGTAGAGCCAGTTCATGTCCTCGGTGCTGTCCGGCCGCGAGACGATGCCCTCGGTGTTCCAGGCCAGGACATAGCGCTCGGGGTCGGCAACGCCCATGGCTTCGAGGACAGGCAGGTACCAGTGCTCGGTCAGCGCGTCGCCGAGGCGGTCCAGGAGCGGCGCGATGAAGAGCTTGTACGTCGACTCGTCCAGGTTCCACGCCGACCAGTGGTTCATGTCGGCCTGTGTGCCCTCGGCGACCGCCTTGGGCATGTCGAGAGCTGAGGCCAGACGGGACAGGTCAGCCTGTCGCAGGTCGATGACCGCTTGATCGAGCGTGACGTTCGGCTCGATCTTCCCCTCCTGCCAGGGGCTGATCATCTCCGAAGGCATCGTAAGGATGATCGGGACCCGTGCCTCAGCGGTGCCAGGGTTGGACAGTGAGGCGCTGGCGGCTTCGACAAAGTAGTCGGACAGCGCTTCGGCCAGCGACTGGCCGTCACCTCGGGGAAAGTC